CCAGAAATAAGTACAGAGGATATTGCTAGCAAGGTTATTCGTCTTACTGCTGGTTACGTTTCATTCTGTAATGAACCAACTGTATGTGAGATAACTACATGTGCTATTACACCATGTCCTAATCCTACAACTACTACTACTAGTACATCTAGTACAAGTACAACTTCTACAACTTCTACAAGTAGTACCACAACAAGTACAACAACACTTAATTGTAACTTTACTGGTGTAATTGATTGTAGTATTACAACAACAACTACTACCACACCTCCTCCTACAACAACCACTACAACCAGTTACTTCCCAGATGCATTTGGTGTACCATGTCTTTGGTCTACTGATGGTGGTAATCCAGGAAGTGTAGCTGTATATGACTTTGATACTAACACAAGTACAACTGTATTAGTTCCCAATGACTTTACTGAGACAGTGGGTATTGAAAGACCTATTTGTGCTACAGAAGATAAACTATGGTTATCTAGTATAGTTAATCAACGTGCTGGTAGTGGATCATCTGGTATGCTGAACCATGTATATATTAGAGAGTGGGATATAGATGCAACTGGTGCACTTCCTATACTAACTTATGTAAGAGAGATAACAGTTCGTATAGGAGAGGTATATAGTGTTAATCTTTCAGGAACTTCTGTATGGGCTATGACTGCAAAAGATAATGATACACTTATTATTGGAACAGGCTATGAATTCGCTCCACCACCACAAGAGGGTACTGGTGGTCTTGGTAGAATCTATCTTAATGAATTTAGTATTGCAGCTGCAGGAGATATTTCAATTTTTGGAACTGATATATCTAATGAGTGGGCAGGTAGTCCTGGAATAGGTAATGCAAATAAGTTGAGTAATATTACTTATACAAATTCAGGGCAGTTAGTAATGGGATATAGACTAGATCTTAAGCCTGATGGATCAGGTTTTGCAGGTCTTGTAGGTAACTACCTCAAAGTATTCCCTGTAACTCCATCTAGTCCTGAATTTGAAAATTACAATACAGCTATTGCTTCACGTAACCTCCAGTTAACTGGAATTCCAGACTTTTCAGAAAGTTATAATGGACCAAAAGATGTACCTTTCTGGGGTGTAAATGGAGTAGCACAATTGTTACAACCAGAAACTTTAGAGGTTTACACACTAGATCAATTACCTCCTTACAATTTTACACTTGCCAATAGTGTAACCAGTTCTAATGACTGGTTAAGTTCAGCTACACATTGTTCTAACATTGAATTTGAAACAGCAGATACTCCTGATTGTGGTGTTGCTTACTTCCCTCCTTTCTTCTTTGATTCAGAAGGTAATCCAGCTAGACCGAGTGTCGGAGGTGTATATGATCCTACTCCTCAGACATTTACATATCAAGGAATGACTTGTACAGCAAGTATAGCAGAGAATGTAGACGCATTTGATCGCGTACAACCATTTGGTATAGTTTCAGGACATTTAGGCCAATCTGGATCATCAGCATCTCTTACTTCACCGTGTAGTGGACTTCTACGACCATCATCTGAAGGACAAGCTGTAACTTTAATTGTATCAGGTGATAACTTTAGTATTACAATTAATTTCCCTGTACCAGTTAACAACATTGCAATTAGAGCTGGTGTTCTAAATAGTAATGTAGATGGTACAGATGGAGATGTATACTATGTAGAAACTAATGGTGGAACTCCAACACTTTCTATAAATCAAGGGTGTTACGTTCAAGTTGATAGTAATAGACTATGGGGTGGGGTACAAAATCCTTTTGTGCCTTCTCAAGAACCTATTTACAATGAAGGGGATGGAGAGTTTAAAGTTACTGCTCCTGCTAACTATACATCTATGACTATATATGGTAATGCACCAAGTGGTGGGGACTTATTCTTAGGATGTCCTAGCCCAGCTCTGAATTGTAATAGAATATATACAACTTTGGATACATATGACTGTAATGACAATCCTGGAATATGTGCTCCTCAAAACAACTTTCCAGATGCTTCAGATGCTATATACAGGGTCTTCCAGTCACACAATATTGTAACAGGTACTTTAGAACCAATAGTATTACCACCAGGAAGTGCTTTCACAGTTCCTAATAGTTGTGTTAGTGAAAATTATATGGCATGGACAATCAGCGTAGATGATGACCAAAATATATCGACCTATAGGTTTGCCAGACTTCAGTATACTCCATCAGCAAGTGGGGTACCTGAAAATCTTTCTTGGGATGGAATAATTTATGAACTTGATCCAAATGATTTACCTGATCCATTCGGAACAGTCAGGTTTCCAGGGGGAATGTCTACAATCAATGATAATACTTTTGTTCTTAATTATAGATTAGCCGGAGGAGCAGGTAAAAGGGTGTTTGAAGCTTCATTTGTACCAGGATCTAATGTTTTAGCAGTAAGTCTACAATTTACAATACCTGAACCATTTAATGGAGGTAGTGAGCATGTAGTAACTCTTAACGAAGATGGAACACCAAGTAAATATATAGCTTTACGATCAAATGAACCTATAGTAGTTTCACAATTTGATTATGCTACAGGTAACTTTGAAGGTGATACTATGTTATCTGGTCCAGGACTAGTTCCTGACAGCTATAGGACTTCAGGAGACATGTGTGTAATTGGTGAGTTCCTATATATTACTGCAAGACGTTTAGATACTAATACTACTGAGTTATGGAAGGTTAGTTTCAATACACTAGAATGGAGCATTGCAGAGTCTGATAATAGTTATAATGGTGGAAGTTCAGGAAGTAAACCAAGCTGTAGAATAAGTGACGGATTTAATTTTTCAAATACTACCACTACAACTACAACTCAACCTGGGCAAACAACAACAACCACTACCACTGTAACACCTGGTGTAAGAACAATATTCACTACGTTTTCCGTAAAAATTAATCCATCATAATATGCAATCAATACAAGAAATAGAAGATAAGATTTTAGAGCTGCATAAACAATATCCTAATGCTACAGGTATAGGTTGGGGTAAGAAGATTGTAGATGGAGTGGACACTGGGGAATTTGCTTTTCAAATAGCAGTTCCAAAAAAGAAACCACTTTCTGAAATCCCAGCAAATGAATTAATCAGTGCTGAAATTGATTTAGATGGTGTAAAAATAAAAACTGATATAATAGAAATATCTATAAATCAACGTATGACTTGTAGTAATAGTTGTAGTAATGTAAATCCTGGTCCACATAATGCAGCAAATAGAGCTTATACAAGACCTTTAAAAGGTGGAATAGCTGTATCAAGTAGAAACAATGATTCAACTGTAGGAACTCTAGGAGGTTTTGTAGTACACAGTGATACTGGTGGTTTAGTTGGTTTAACAAACAATCACGTTTCAATCAATGATGCTTTCTTTACATCCGATAGAGATAGTACTGGCTTTTTATTAAATGACTCATATCCTGTAAATAGAGTTTACAATAATGTATTCGGTCCTTCTACTCCTTCTAGTAATAACTTCGGAGTAAGTTTAAGATATGTTCCTATACATTCTATTGCTTCAGGAGAAGTAAATCAAGTAGATGCTGCTATATGTTCAGTAGCAGAGGAAGACTTCTCATCAACTGCTTCTTGGCTACAAGTAGGACTAGAATCAATAATGGGATCAGACGCTCCACCTTTTGCTAGTACATCTGAGTTAGATAATATACTAGCTACAAACCCTCCTTTATATACAGCTGGTTATAGAACTGGTCCTAAAGGATTAGAGCCTGATTGTCCTTTAAGAGTGAGTGCAAGTCCTCAACTTGTAACTCCAATATGCTATCAAATGCAAAATCCTGAACAAGCTGATTTACAACTTCTATGTGTTGATAGTGATTTTTCTATACCATGTACATTTACAAGATCTATCCAGTTTGTAAAACCACCACAAGAAACTCCTAATGCTCAAACTCCAGGCTGTACAAACCCTATATTTAGTGGTGATTCTGGATCTATGTTATTAGCAGATTTTAACGGAACTATTAAAATAATAGGACTAGTTTATGCTGGTGCTGGTAATCCTGTAATATATGGTATGGCATGTAGAATAGATGATATTGTAGCTCAGTTAGGAATAGAACAATATGTAACTCAAGGTGGAGTAGGAAATATTTCAATGATAGATCCTAACAGCATCCAATATATAACTGTAGATGGAGCAAGTGATCAAAAAACATTAACTTGTGATAATATAGAATACTGGCAAACAGGATTTACAGATACATTAGAAAATAATTGTCCATAAAACAAACAAATAAAATAATAAAATTATGTCAACACAAAATTGCTCAAATTGTTACAACGGCTGTACTGAAATTACTTCAGACAAGTGCGTTAAATATACAGGAGTAGATGTTCCTATACTAGGAATAAAAACTGGAGACTCTCTATCTTTTGTAGAGCAAGCTCTTATTACCTTTTTAGGTTCTACTCTTGATGGTACAGGTATACAACCTGTAGTTCCTGCATCGGATATATGTCCTATAGTAGATGCTAATCTAAATGAATGTAGCCCTCTATCTTTAAATAACTATCTAA